ATATAATCACTAACAAGTTGTTCTGTGTGATCTGTAAATATACCGAATGTTATGTTCCAATCTGGATACACTATACCGTAGAACTTAATAAAATCTCGTTGATCTTCTAAGCCCATTATAAATTCCTTCCTGTTTTATCTATTCTAAATATAACTATCTTATCTGGTGATGCGTTGATATCAATACCAACGACAACATCACCTATGTTTAGTGTTATATATGCATCAGCTACTAGGCTAGTATAATCAACTGTATATCTCATTCGAACAGTCTCCCTTGTGTTTGTTTTATTAATACCCAAGTATTCCCAAGTGAATCAACACCAACTATAATATCATCTTTAGTTATATCTATTGCATCGGTATCGGTATATGATTTCATTTGGTATGTTGCGGTTGTAGCTTGTGTTTGCCTCATTTTTAACCTGTCCTAAATTTATATTGTGTTCTACCATTATTTAGTAAACCATTACCTTCAGCTATTGATAATAGTGCTGCTAGTTTTTCAACACTGTTCATCTCAGCGATCTCTTTTACTTCTATTGTAACATTATCTATTTTAACTCCACCATCTGATCTTGAGTTCGATACGTCTCTTTGTCTATTCATACCCACCATAGGTGATACTGCTTTTTGTCCTATAAAAGGAAGAGAAAGACTAGATGGAAGGTTTTGAAATTGGCTCATAAAATTACCAACTGGTAGTGTTAAAGGTTTTTTAGCAGTATCTTCATCTTTTAAGTATGTTCCTACTTTACCAGCAGCAGTATCCCGTAACCCTTGAATTTTTGTTGATAGCTCATCAACATCCAAACCGTAATCCTTTAACATGGATAAAAACAATGGCTCATCCATTATTTTATTAAGTGTTTCTATTAGCTCATCAGAATTAGTGATTATTTTAGCGTTTGTAGTTTCCCACCAATCGTATCTTGTTTGTAGCTTTTCCCCTTCTCGACTAATCATCGTTTCTAAGTCTATTATTTGTTGATTGTATGTGTAATTTAACTCGTACTGCTTTTCTTTGATCTTTGCAAGATAATCATCAATAAGTTCTTGACTATCCTGATTTGTAGTGACATCAGCTTCTAGTGTTTGTTTTTGTGATCTCATGTTTTCAAGACGTGCTTTTGCTTGTAAAATTTGTATTTTTTTAATCTGCTTTTCTTCCATTCGTGTAAGTCCACGCCTACGCATCATACCCTTTAATTGTAATTCTAATAATTGTATTTGATAAACCCTCATTGCTGCGGTCATTCGCTGTGTAGCTTTACGATTTTCATCCTGTGCTTTTTTATATGTACGAACCGCATTAACCGCTGCTTGTATGTTAGCTGGAATTTCCTTATATGCATAACCTGCAACCTCTAATCCCATTGATACATCGTGTGTAGCATCAGCATACTCTCTTTGTGCATGTAGTGACATGTACTGATATGCTAAGTTACCTTGTATTGTAGTACCTAGCTTACTTAGCTCTTCACGTTGCTCTTGTGTTAGGGTTGTTAAATCACTGACACTAACAGATGCTTCTTTCATTGAACCAGATGCATCCTGAAAACCATACACAAATGTTTTTAGTAAATCATCCTCAAGTGAAACAATAGCAAGCTCTACATTGTTGAGTGTTAGTTCCAGATCACCTAGTGTATTTATTTCAGTGGAAATTCCACCAACTACATCATTAAATGGATCCTGAAAATCTTCTTGTGATAAAAGTAAATCAGCAATATCTTCATTCAAATCAGAAACAGGTGTTGACGAAACTTTTTTAGCACCTGTTATTTTATCTACTATTGCATCGAATGAGGCTCGTATTCTGTGTATTGGAGACCATTGCCTAGCAAGATTTGGTATAAAATCAGGTTCTAACGTATCTCTTTCTGTCTCTTTGCTTTTAATTTCATCTAAAATCTTAAGATACGATGTTGCATTATGTATATCATCATCTTTTATAAACTTATAGTCCTCACCAGCACTAGATTTATATTCACCACGATTAAAAATACTAGCTATAGCAAGAACACCCTTCTGGATGTTAATCGCAAATTCATCCCAATCTTCACCAACATCTCTCTTTACCTGTTCCCATTGTTGAGTTAATTGATTGGAAACGAACTGACTTGTGTTCATTATTTCTTCCAAAGCATCTGACGTTGCATTTCCCATGTTAGCAAGCTCTACTAAATCATTCCTAAAACCCTCAAGTCCGATATCACCAGCTAAAACCATAGCAACTCGAAGTGAACGCATGTTTGGTATTAGCTCACCGAGTATACTACTACCGAACTCCTTTGTTGCTTCATTTAGTTTTTCAAACCATCCGTGTAATCCCATTACACGCAACGCTAGACCATTCATTTCGATTCCATATTTCTCTGCTGCGTTTGTAGCTTTAGTAGATGGATTTACAATACCCTGAATAGCAAGTGCTAAACCTCTTGCTGTCATATCAAGATGCAAACCGTGTCTTGTCGCAGTTGAAAGTGCAGCCATCAGTTCATCAAAGGCAATTCCAGCTTGTGCAGCAATTGGTACAACATAACCTAACGCTTGCTCTAAATCCTGAAATTGGAACTTACCACGTACAACCGATTGAAATAACGTATTAGAAACTTGGGTTGCTTGTTCAACCTGCATACCATATGTATTTAAAACTGTTGTAAAAATATCAACGGATGTTCTAATATCAGATATACCAGCAATGCTAGCCTGTGTTGCCGTTGTTAAAAGATTAATGGCATCCTCTGCATCAAACGCAGCAGATAAGATGTCGTACATACCCTTAGACATATCACTTGTTGCCTGTCCGTATGCAATTGATAGATTCTCTATTCCAGATTGTAATCTTCCCATTAATGGTATCTGGTCAGAACCGAGTATAGTACTAATTTCTGCAAGTCTAAGTTCAAATTCACGATATGCTGCAACAGATTCTTTTATAAAATCTATAAGTTTTTGTTGAGCACCCATGACTTGATTAAGAATCATGTTATACCCAACGAAACGTAAGGCAAGTCCACCCATACCAGAAGTTAAACCTTTCGCCTTTGTGGCTAACCCTTGCATGCCACTAGACATTCTTTTTGTATTCTTAGTGGCAGATTTTGTTGATTCACTGTATCCTATTAGCTTCTTATCACTTTTACCTATAGTGTTTTGCCACTTTTCCGTTCTAGTTGTTACTCTACCTAGTACTGAATCAAAACTCTTATGCTTTGCAGTAAGCGTTTGAACATTTGTTTTGTAGTTATAGTTAATATTTTTTGTAACGTCATCAGCCATGATGTATTCCTTCTTTTTCACGCTGCTTAATTCGTGCTTCCTTCATAACCTGCTGTGATTTTGATATCTTTTTAGTTTTTCCAGGTCGTGATGGTTGTTGTGCTAAACGTGAAGTATTTATACCGTCAGTTATTTCTAAGAATGTCCAGTAAACCATAGAATCAAGATACTCTATGGTGTGACCGTTAATAAAAAATTCACCTTGCCACGAGATCAACGCAGCAAGCTGTTCACTTGGAAACTGTCTTACTTTTTGGAACTCTTTTGGGTCTTTTGACCCTTCCGAAAATCCTCTTTAGCTATTATACCGCACTTACCTTGATAGTATACTGCTGCAAAAATAGCAACTAAATCATCAGGGTGCATTGTAGCTAAATCATCTTCGGTAACATTAGGGTCTACCTCATTAAGTCCACGTAAGATGAGAATGTTCCTGTACTTTTCGTCTAGTTTTTTCTCATCCTTTATTTTATCTTCAATTTGCTTAACTTCACGAAGAACATCCTTGTGTTTTTCCACAGTCCAATTGGATAGTGTAAATTTTTTTCCGTTATTTACAAAAGGTAGTTCATACTCTGTTTTTTCTTTTTTCATTTTTCTATCTCCTTATATACTAAACTTACTTAAACTAAAAATTAAAGAAAAGAGAGGTTAATCTCTTTACTCAGGTGTTGCAGATATAAATCCAGCAGCACATGTGTCTGGATGACAGGTCCAAGGTGCAGATTCCATCATATCATCACCTGATATGTTCACATCTATCTCGGATGTTTTCCACTTGCATCCTGTAAATGTAAGTCGTGGACAACCAGCACCGCCAAGGTCTATAACTAGATCGAACTCGGTTTGATTGACAACTTCAGCCAAATGCACTCCACCACCCTCATCAAGTGATATGTCACAAGTACCTGAAATACCAAGTGTTCCTTCTATCGCATACTGTTTAGTAAGCGAATCGTGGTCCCACTTATCTTTTAATCCATGATCTACTGTTACATCAAAGCTGTCGAGTATGTGTGCAACATCATTGGCATCCTTTTGTATTGAACCACCAACATTAAATCCTAGGTAAGCACCAACGAGATCAGCAGGTGCATCACCAACACCAGACGAATCAGCAGTAGCAGGGAATAAAGCATCACCATCAGTTATAACAGTTTTTGCAGAAAAATCAGCAGTAATTGTGTAGTACTGATTGAATGCAGCACTTATTCTAACGGTCTTTGGTTTACAACCGCAAATAAGAAAACAAGTTTTATCACCAGCAGCAGCGACACAGGTGTTAGTTGATAGACTAAAACCTAGTGGTTGTAGTTTGCAGTTTGCATCTCTATCAACAATGTGCTCTATAAAGTCGATACTATCACACTGAGGATGAAATTCGAGATGGAATGTGTAGTCATTTGCAAGTTCATGTAAATCACATGCACATGCCGAAGAGATACCACGTATTTCTTCGTGCTTGTCAGCAATACCAACTTTTGCATCTAATATCTTACATGATATAGCATAGGTCGTATCACCGTCTGTTGGACAGGTATCGTAATCATCTTGTACGAAGTACCATAAGTCGCCCTGGAAGGGCATTCCTAATTCAGCCATTATTTTTCTTCTCCTTTAATCTTTTTTTATTCTAATTTTAACAGGCATCATTGTAGTTTGCCTGTAGTTCCATTATCCAGTGAAGTATTGCATCTTCACAGTTATGCTCAATGTGTATCCTACCTTGATTGTGCACGTTCATAAAGTCAACACCAGTTGTAGTGCACTGGTATGTTCTCGTTTGATGTACTATTACGTCAGCCACTTTTTTTCCAAATGACGTAACATCGTTATTGTCATCGTTAGTAAACTTTATATCGAATGCTACTAAGCATGTGTGTTTCCTTACTGTTGCCTTAATATTATGAGGTTCTGCTGGTATTGATAGTAAACTAATTTCTATATACGGATATGGTGGACACTCAACAGCAACTTCCTCTTCAACGAACATTGGGACATGCAACGGATTTCCGTTTTTATCGACTACCGATATACACTCTTCTACTTTCCCATGCACAAAGAAATCTGCACTTTTTATTGAAGTGCGTATTGCTTTTCTAGGATCAAATGCCGTGTATGCCATCAGTCTACCCCACTGAATGAGGGTTTTATGATAGAATCAAGTATAACTTGATATCTTTCCCATAGCATTTTAGTAAACGAAACTTTAGAATGCTCGTTACAACCAGGCACACTCTTTGATACTAAGTTAAATCTAACCGCTAACTCGTATGCAGCAAGATAAGCAACTGCTTTTTTGAACTTAGGCATTGTAAATGTTTTCCACGTTGAATGGTATGTTACAAATATACCCTTGTTTGTTGATGGAATTGCCGTAACACAATCTGATTGATATACCTTTATTTCACCACAGTCAGCGTGCTCTACCTTAACAGCACCAGCTTGACACTCACCATCGCTGTCTTTCCAGATCACACATACATCATTTTGACAATCCTCACTGGTATCATCGCATTCGCAGCCGTGAATATTATCATCGTTATTGAAATCAGCAATTGGGAAGTTGTTTAGTTTCCATATTGTACATGTAGTTGGTGAACTTGTACCGCATATGCAATCGCACTCAATATTACCACAGCATGAGCATATACCATCAGCACAACAGCATAGCTTTTCTCTGTACTGAAGTTCCAGTGCTCTATCACGTACTTCAACATACGCATACCATGCCATTTCAGCAAGCTCGTGATCGTCAATTGTCTTTGAATCGCTACCTAGTAATCTTCGTATGTGCTTTGTCATATCCCAAGGAAGCACGAAGAAATTATCATGCACTCTTGTAATACAATCACTTGGTGATGTAACCTCGATCTCAACATCATACTCTCCGTACAGTGCATCATCTGCTAGTTCATAGCAGTATGCATATGTACCGTCTAATGTTTCGGAGTGTGTCATATCCTGTTCAGTTATTAAATCTGTACCACATGGATTGCTTATGGTTATCTTTAGTGTTGCATCAGTGATAACAGAAATGCCACCTTCACACTGACTATTTCTTAAGCTAACACAAGCGTAATATGAATCATCACGAAGATATATTCCACCTTCAACACCCTCACAGATGTTTGCTATTAAATATTTCTTCATTTCTTAACCCTATACCTATTATATACCACTAGACACGCTTTGAATACCTTAAACTCATCCATCATTTCTTTGTATGACTTTACTACAAACTTCTTTTTACCATCACGAATATGAAGTATTCCGCAAGAATCTACTCTCTCACCTGTCAGTGCTTCTAGTGCAACGATATATGCAGCTAGCTGTAACCAGTAGTCATCGTAGATTGCTTTGGATGTTTTCCAATCCAAGATCATTAGCTTACCATCGACATATCCAACGAAATCGACAGTACCAGCGTATCTATAGTCTTTTGAAAGGTCCAGCCATAGATGTTGTTCAAGTAGCTTAGGTTTTACATCATGGTCAGTTGTAAAATCATCAAATAGCTTCATCGTAACATTTGTTTCTTCATCGTAGTTTGAAAGGTCTATAGCTTTACCATCTAGTGTGAGTTCTATTAGCTTATGAATACTTGTACCGAAATCACCACGAGTTTTCATAATATCATTTGCTTTCTTTTTACCAACAGCAATTTGCCAGTTAACTAACCCTGGATTGCTAATGATACTCTTTACTCTTGTTACTCTTGGATATTTCGTACCATTTATTAGATAGTAATTACTTTCACATAAGAACTCTACTGGTTCTACAATTTTAAATGACATAAGCCGACACTCCGAATCGAACAGAGTAAATACCGTATATATCAGCATTAAAGAATATAGAGGGAGATTAACTCCCTATTTCATGTTTAGGTTGGGTTTATGATGTGACCGATAGCGTTTAAGTCAAGAGCCGAAACTGCGAAGTAACTTCTCATAACGTATTTCATGCTGTCACATTCAATTGGGTCCTCATCTATTTTGAGGGATGGTTTTTTACCGTATGCTTCACCAACTGCTCGTGTTGGGTCAAGTAAAATTCCAACTACTGCTTCACTCAAATCAGTACAAGCGGTTGCACCACAATACTCGATAACCTCAATACTACCAACTTTTGCTAGTACATTGCCTTCCATTACGATGTTGTTTACCCAAGGTGGGGGGTTCACTCCTTCTTTGTACTTTAAATACAAAGCAACAGTAGGATGTAAAATTAACTTAAATCCTTTCTTACCGTATCCAGCAGCACGCATAGTTGCCTCTAACTGTATAATTTCTCTATACAGATTTGCAGCAAATCTGCAGCATGTACCATCAGTAGGTTCAGCTGGTTCACATGCAGCATCACTAGCTAGTTGTTCAGATTGTCCAGGTGTAGCACCACTAAGTGCTGTATATATCGCAGCATCAATACCAGCAATAAAAGCATCAGCCATAGTTTGAATCATAGATTCTTTGAGTATAGGTCCAACGCTGAATAAATCCAGGTTACATGCTACTTTGTATATATCGAATCTTTGCAAGGTAAGCGTATGTGTATCAAACGTGTTACCAACACACGATGCACACTCACAAGGACCAAGAGCATTACCTATACCAGCATCAGCAGATATAGTTCTGATCTGTACAGCAAGTCCATCGCCTGCTTTGATATCACAGGCTCTCATAGTTACAACACCAGAAAGTTGCCTACCGCACTGTGCAGCATACCAGATTGAGTTACACCATACATCAGCAGGTGTCCATGCAGAAACATCATCTCCACAACCACTATCAGACTCAGTGAACGCATACTCACTTGCACCAGCACCATGTAAAAAATCAGTACTTGCATACTCTGTTCTACTGTAGTCGTTTCTCTTCAAGAATGCTTCCATCCAATCTACTTCTTTCTGAGTTTTTGCATTGGTGTACGCTGAACCACCCTTACCATCTGCACCCTGATTGTCAATAGCAGGGTCTACCATTGGAAGGTCGCCAGCAGAAATATCTATTTCTGTTGCTTTTGGTTTTAACGCTTCGACTACTTCTTGAATCTCAGCTATGCGTTGAACCTTTGCAGCTTCTGCATCTGTTACCATTTTTTCGTCAGCAGCGACCTTATCAAGTCGTTCTTCTTCTGCTTTCATGGCATTTGTTTTCCTTAGAAGTGTAGCTCTATACTCAGCCTCAACTTCTTCTGTTGACTGTTCTTTAGTCATTTTTCTCTTCTCCATTCAAATCTTTTATTCGTTTTTCCATATATGCTCTTTTTTTGGCATCCATCAAGGATTGCAATTGTTTTTCATCCTCATCTTCTTCATTTGAATTATACTTTTCATCCTCATACGTATTGGCTAAACCACAACCATCCCGATCACTGCAAGCACCAGTAAATACAGTAGATACAGCAACAGGGTTTAGTTCAGCCATACAAGGAACTAAATCAGCAGCAGCATAACCATGCTGTCCATAGTGACTACCCTTTGGTAACTTACGTGCTTCGATATACTCAATTTTACCAGTTGCAAACATACTTACATTGGGTGTTCTACCCATTTTAGCACATATATCAACATAGCTTTTCCATTCAGCATACCGCACAGCAGTTTCGCTAATGTGCGTGGTTGCTCTAATTTCACCACTTTCATTATCAAAGTGTAGATTATCTTGATATCCAACAACATACGAAATATCTGCTGGTACTCTTGTAAACACTCCAGCCTGATAACCAGTACCCATATGATTCATATCATGTGGTGTGTTGTTGAATCCCTTATTGGCATCCTTTAGTACCTTATTTGATACGTATACCCCGTTCATAAATCTGTTACCTATGGCAACAACCATATTGTATCCTTTCTCACTTGATGCCATAAACTTACCATCAGCATCAAAAGCAAAGTCAACAGATGGACAGTCGAACTTGAATGGGTATAGCTTACCTTCCTCATATTCTATAGTATCAATCCTTTTCTTATTTTTCAGCATTTTTCTTGCCACCATTTATAATTCTTTGAATGTGCTTTTGCCTAGCCCTTGGAACACAGTACTTTTCTGGTAGTGATTTATCGTAATCAGCTAGAACTCCTTTTTCTTTAAGTTTTTCTGTGTGTACCTTGGCATCTACATACAACTTCAAGTAACATTTGTTGAGAGGTACATAGTATGGCTCTACCATTTTTTTAGTTAACTTATTTGCAAGTTGATATGTTCCCCAAAAGAACACATCACGATAAGCGGTATCGTGCATCACTATGTACAGTAATAAACGTGAGAATAGTATATACCTATCCACTTCATTTTCTGTGCAGCTTTCATTGATTGCTTTAGTAATGACATCATTAAACTTTGCTACTACTGGATTACTAAACTTTGCCAGGTTCATATTTGTAACGAAGTTCTCTGTTAGTTTCTTATCGTATATCTTGTTGTATGTATACTTTAATATTAAATCAGCAAGATATATGTCTACCTTACTAAATACCCAATCAGTATATTTAAATGATAGTTCACTATCGTTAAACATCTCATCGTGCATGGCTAGAATAATATTTCTATACTTAGGATGATGAATTGTACACCATAGTACAAATTCACCAACTTCCGAAATAACGCTTTTTTGCCACGCCATCCTATCTGGAATACTATCGTGTATCTTTTTAATTGTGATTGCAGTCTTGCGTATGAAAGGCTGATTGCTATTTATGAGTTCATCATGGATAGCTGTAGTTGATGCCCTTTTACCAAGCTTTGTTCGAGCAAGAGAAATACCTAGCTTAAGTAGTTTTTTCTCTCTGTTCGATGAGAGTATGTCCATTGTAACTACTTCGCCTTTTTTGATTCTTTTTTGAAGTCCTCAAAGCTCTTCTCGAATATGATCTTTTCTTTTCCAGCATTAGCACCTAATCGGTGTGCTGCAATATTGGACCGTTTTGTATCGCCTATGATCTCATTAAGTCGATCTCTAAAGTTTATTAAACTGTCAACGTACTCTTCGTATCTATGTCCTATTTGACCCTTTGCTATATCAACGGCATTCTGCACTACTACTACTTGCTCATCAACTTTTTTAGCAGCTTTTTTTGTATCTGGAAACTGTGCAAACACACCAGGCAATATTTGTTGCATTAGTGGACCTTTAATGTCTCCCTTTTTAAGTTTTTCAGATGTAAGCTTTATCTGCAATATACCCATTTCTTTATCCTTAATATCCTTGAGTATAGCTGCACGGTTATTGCTCAGTGTAGTAAGAGCCTTAAATTGGTCAGCTTCAGTTTGAAATAATGATCTAACTGGATACAGTTCTTCCAGTGACTTTGGTATTGGTTCTTTAACTTTTTTAACTGCTTTTTTACCTTTTTTATGTGCCATTTTTCCTATCTCCCGATTATATTATACTAATCTTGTTTTTGTAGTTTTCCAATTACCTTTGCTAGTTCAAGTAATTGAGCAAATGTAAGTTTATCTTCATTACCATAATCGTCTTTCAAATAAAATACATCTGTTGGTTTATATTTTTCGCCTTTTATTACTGGTAGTGTCAACTTAGGGCAGTTGGGTCTACCACAACATAACGATATTACATTTTTCATTTTTCTATCTCCTTACTTGTTAAATACGTTTTTATTTAAGTACCAAGGGAATATCTTATTCATTTCCCAAACGCTTGATCTCATAAACGGATGATAACCTGACTTCATATACTTTGGTTGTTCAATCGTTCCAATGTCAAATCCACTGAACCCATACTCCATATAGTATGCGTATGGAACAGCGACATATATTTTGTACTGACCATTACCTTGTTTTATCCAGTATATGTTATCACGTAGTCTACCAGTATCAACAGGTGCTCTCCTCAACATAAGAGAAACCGTATCTCTCACTATGTCAGTCATCATCTGTTCATACTTTTTATTGTTTGATATGTTTTTGTTAAATCGTACTACTTCACTTAAACCAGTAACAGTTAAAGACATCTTTAATCCACTAGATAAAATTGTTTTACTATTTCCATAATTTTTTCTCTATGAAATTTACCACCATATAAGCAATGTAAATCTCTTGGTAATGCAACGACATAAGCATCATTAATATGATGCCAATCAATTAACTCTGATTCATGTTTTTTCCTCAGCATCATCTTTCTTTTCCTTATCCTTTGGTTTATTTGTAGCTGGTCCAAGTGGCTTTTGTACTGGTTGTTTTATTACCTTATTTACATCCAGTTCTATATAGCCCTTGTTCATCTTGTGTCGTGCTTCATTATTGTCAATAATTCCAGCATTTTTTAGTATTTGTACAGATTCGGCACGAACCTTATCAATGTCACCCTCTGCTTTTTCATCAATGTAAATCTGATTCCACATAATATCATATGTGAACTCTCTACCCCATGCTTTTAATAGCTGACTGTATAGTTTAATGAGAAGTGAAGTGTACATTAAATCTTGGTCATCTCGAACATCACGATAGTAGTCAGCATATCCAGTTTCAGCACCGCTAGACCTTCCAACTACAACACCAGTTAGCATATGTGTAGGCATTCCAATAACACCAGCAATATTCTGTAGTATAAAATCATAGAATGCTCTTGGGTCTATTGCCTCACCCTTAATTATCTCTATGGTATACCTTGAATCATTAGCGTATATGTTGTTATGCTTGGCTAGTTCTTTTAGTAGTTCTTCACGTTCTTCTTTACCCATGCCGTCTTTTGTAACATTAATAATACCATGTGAAAACCACTTTAGTATTTCACCAGTAGCTATATTGATATCAGCGTATGAGTTTAGAATATCAGCAAGAATATCTATATCAGATGTTCCTAGCTTTTGAAATGGGAGTTGATTTCTTGATGCACACAGAACTCTATCTGGATGAATGTATCTTTCACCACCGCCCTTTGCTTTAAGATGATAGTGCTGAATGTTAAGTTTTTTCCAATTGTGTCTCTTGTCATC